GGCGTTGAACAGGGTCACACCATCGCCAGATTGGAAAGTGGTGAAGCCAGTGTTCAGCAGTGAAGCCGCCTTGACCTGCTTGGTGTAAGCCATGGCGCGAGCCAGAGCCTTTGTGTAGCGAGCGGAGAGCGCGTCATAGAGGTTGTCCTCCATGGCTTCTTCGGTCACTGAGAAGCCCATTGCAACCGTTTCGTGGTTGTAACGAGCGGTGAAGGATTCCTGTGCATTGTCATAGGAAATCGCTGAACCTTCCGGCTTAACCGGAGCGGCGCCGAACCCAGATAATTTGACCTCTTCTTCAAAGGACCGTTCTGAGTTTTCGGTTTCGTAGACTTCAGCATGTTCGTTTTCGTACTTTTCGTACTCCATGCCGAACAGTGCATTAAGACCGGGCAACAGTTCCTTCAGGAGTTGTGCGCGTGAAATCGTCATTGTTCACTCCTATGCAGAACCAGTTGTTGAAGTATGCTGGTGGTAGTTAAACTTACATACCAGCAGTGGATAAGATGTACCCTTCTCATCACCCTGATCACCGCCGAGGTAGTCCAGAATCCGAATTGGGTTCTGAGCATCGGTGCTGATTTCAGAGATGTCCAGAGCAACACGGCTAACCTTAAAAGTAGTGTTAGGTGCAGTCTGTACGAGCAGAGTGTTCTTACCGTAGATGTCCCCAGTGTTTGCTGGAGCGCCATCGGCTTGGATGACAAATTCTACGTTAGGATTATCCACAACGAAAGCCATTGCGTCTGAAGCGGCAGTGCTTGCAGGCCACAGTTGGCTGAAGGTCAGTTGACCGGTATTTGGGTCGGTGTAAGAACAACCCATAAAGATACCAACGATGTCGATTTCTGTCGTGTCATCGCCAGTAGCGGCCTGCTTTTCGATTGTCGTTGCAGTGCCACCGTCCACAAGGTGAACGATGTCGCCCATAGCAATGTTAGTGCCATAAGCAGATGCAATAGGATACTGGCGGAAAACTTCCTGAGAACCAGCACCAAGACGATTAATCGGGCGCAGACCGAAAGGAGCGGCAGTTGAAGACATTTCAAAGTCCCTCTTCTCTATCTAGCCATTAATTTACAGCAAGCGCCCTATTAAAAGGTTACTTGCCAAACGAAGTTTTCGTAGACCGTTCCGGGTTAAGGACTGGCATACGAGGATCGGATTGACGTAGGTAATTGTTATCGACAGATTGAATCTGCGAATGCGCCATTTCATCGTGCGCTTCCCTACGGCTTTCCACATAATCGGTTGAGTTCTCGCAAAGTAGCAATCCTCCAACCTCAACATTACCTTCAAATCGAGAATCGATATCCGGCAACACTTGGAGTTCTGGGTGATCTTCTGCCTTTACTGGCGTCCAACCCTCACGGAATTTTGAAGACACATTCTTATTGTCGCTATCACCCATCATTGAGGTGCGAATCCAGCGATACTCTACGCCTTCGCGGGGTTCGGGGGTGGGCAACATAGTTGGTCTTTGCCAAGTTTTTTTCCTTCCCTCTGTTTCACGGGAAGTATTGGAGCGTGGGGTTCTATCAGACATTAGATGACTCCTTCAAGAGTTGCGCCGCATACTGTTCGTTAGTCAGGCCAAGCCTCTTGGCGAGAGAGACTTGCGTTGAGGTAAGTTGCACCCTGCGTGGTTTTTTTGCACTCCGATTAGCGGGGGCAACCACGGAACCAGTTTGGCGAGCAGGTGCGTCCTCAAAACTTTGCTCACCGAACTTGTCTGGAAATCTTTTCCGCATCTCATTATCGATGCGTTCATAATAAATTTCTGGTGATCGGCGCGGATCAATGCCGTGGGTGCTGACCAGATCTTCATGCACACCATAGGCAAACGCCGTCATCATTTTATCTTTATTAAACCAGTCGTTCTTTTCAGCCCAACGCATTGCGTGCTCGTCTGGCTTTTGAGGTTCCGGCGCTTTCTTTAATTCTGGCGCTGGAGTCTCTGTTTGCTTTTGAGGCTTGAAAGAATTAACCCGAAGTTTTTCTGCCTGAAGTTCAGAAAGTTTTTCCTGCGCTTCAACCAAAGCATCTGGGTCACCGCTTTCATAGGCGGCTTTGTAGGCTGACTTTGCTTTGTCTAGTTCTGCTTCAACCCGGCCTTTAGCCTGATTGATTAGAACGCCTTCACCATCCTCAAGGGCTTTCTTGAGACGCTGGTTTTCGTCATAAATTTTTTGGGCGTATGATACAGCCTCTTCCTGTAACCGTGACGCTTCTTCTTTGCGGCGGCGCTCCTCATGGAACTCATACTTAAGTTGCTTGATACGCTTCTGGACGTTCTCGCCATAGTTGGCAATCTCATCGTCCTCTGGGATATCAGGCTCCGCATCGTCTGCACGGCGCGGCTTGTTACGATCCTCTTCTGGAGTATCGTCTACGACTTCAAGTTCTATAGAACTTTCATTGGCACCGGATTCAATATCGGTGTCGTCTTCATATTTTTCTGCTGAATCATTCATGCTCTTGCATATCCCCTTGGGTCATCGACAACTGCTTCAACAGTGTCATCGTTAATAAGGCGGAACTCTTGCTTCTCAATCTTAAACCGCGTGCCGGAATAAGAACGAAAAATTACAAAGTCGCCTTCCTTACAATACGGGCCGTTCGGAAACTTACTTTCGTCTTTGTAAGCATCAGGGCCCATCTTGACCACGAATCCAATTACCGATGCGGTTTGCTCTGCGCTCTTAAGGGCATCAGGCATATAAATACCGCTCTCAGTTTTTTCTTGGACTTCTAAAGGTTTAATTAAGAGTTTGTATCCAGAAGGGTCTGGTATTTTAATTGCGATCTTTTGATCGACTTCTTTAGTAGCAGAATACATCTGTTATCCTTGCAGTGATTGAGGTTCACAGTACCTAGCAGGCTATCGCCCGTAAGTCTCCACATTTTATAATATACACCACAGTTGACACTGTTAGAAGACCCTCGTCAACTTTCGATGTACTTTTCCTCAAAGTCCAAAATGTCGCGCTCAACTAAAGCCAAAGCCTCAACCTTGCCAACCATTCTTTGGTACTCATCAAAGTTCATGCAACCGCCAGACGCCATGTGGTCAGCCGCCGCGTTCATGTACTCCCGTATCTTAATCTTTAACGGTGTATACTCAGTAAGTGGTTCCGCCATATTTAGTCTCCAATGTTTTTAGCGATTTCAATACCAATCTGCATTCCGTCTTTAATTTCTTCCCGTCTTGCTTTGTCTTGCTCCATGGCAACCTTGGCGCCAATACGAGCGCCTTCTCGCTGTTCTTCAGAGTCAATGCGCTCTTTCTGAATAGCAAGATTAGCCGCCGACTTCTGCATATCAGCCTGCAACTTAGCCATGTCCATCTGGATCTTGTGCTGAAGTTCCTGCTCTTTGATTGCAAGTTCACGTTGCTGAATTTGGGTCAGAGGATCTTGCTGTTGCTTCATTGCTTGCTCTTGAGCCGCCTCTGCCTGATCCTTGCGAAGAAGTTTACCAGCCGCTTCCGCTGAAAGCCTGCTTAGTTCAAGTTCAATATCTTCTGGCAACTTAGCATCTTCGTCCGGCAAGCCAACGCCAAGATTCTTTTCAATCTCTTTGCGATACTGATAAGCCACATGCTCAGTGATATGAGCCGCCATAGATGCTTGGATAGCGCCAGCAAACGGACTCTGCCCGACAATCTCTTGAAGTTTTGGATCTTGAGCGGCGGCAATGTGAACTTGGATATGCGCCTCATGATCTTGATACTTGAACGCCTTGACTGGCTCTTGCTTTAAGATGGACATATTTTCAGACACAGGGTCTGCTGGTTTAATATCATCAGGAAGTTTGACAATCTCATCAGCATCCTTAATGCCAAGAACCTCTAGCATTTGACGGTGCAACTTACCCATGTCATAAAGTTGCGGCGCCTGTTGCGCTAACTGTATAGCGGCCTGATATTGAACAACACGCTGTGACATTGTCGCGGCATTTGGATCAGATACAGGAATAACATCAACCCGAGCATCAAAGTCAGCACGGCGATCAAACTGTCCATCAAGTTCATATGAATATTCTGATGGCATATAATCACGAATGATTGTTGCTAGTATTTTAAGTTCACGTTTAAGTGAAGCATGAAGGCGCGCCTGAACACCAGACATAACTTTCATGCTACGTTCCATCAATGCCAGAGTCGTACCTACTGGCGCTTGTGGATTAAGGTTTCCAACTTGAACATCTGCAACGGAGCCAATCCTTCGCCCCTCTTCCACGATGTTTCCGAGAAGTTGGTATAGTACCGATGACGGCTCCTTGTAAGGAATAAATGCAATGCTATCGCGGATCGCACCACCCGGTACGTCCACGTCACGGAACTCACCCGGCATGAGAGGCGAATCATCGCCTTTAATACGAAGACCGCGAGCCTTGAGACCAGCCGGGAGATTAGATAGCGTACCCGCATCAATAAGTTGGCGAAGAATCGAGGTAGCGCTTTTGGCAAGGCCACCAATGAGGTGAATAAGGCCCGTGCCATAAAGGCCAAGGCCCGGCAAATATTTGTAATGAACAAAGTGAAGCCGCTTTTTTTTCTTCGGGTCGTCCGCATACCAGTTCCTCCTGACAGACAATACAGTTTGTGAAGACTTGTCGATGGTCACAATGTACGGGCGGGCAATGCCGTCAGGGTCATCGAAAGGCTCCGGCATGTTCAAGTCAACATGCATCTCCAAAAGCGTGAAGCGGTCGTCTTCTTCAATCACCGCCATCTCGCCATCAATTTCATCATACTTCTCTTGGATGTCTGAATAATCTGGCTCAGGGTCAGGAAGATCAACATCCAAATAGAATCCATTAACTTGAAGTTCAACAATCTCGTTTGCTGTCTTCTTCATAACATGGGTATAGCGTGGGGCAGTGGGAAGATCACTGGCGCCATAAGAAACAACAAAGTCTTCAGCAGGAACAAACATAGAACATGGGCGTTCCATGATTGGATCATAATAAACTTTTTTGAAAGCAGAGCCCGCCAAAGGCAACCTAAATAACATTGTCTCCGTTTCGTCACGGTACTCAGACATCTCTTCCGTTAGCAGGTAATTCATCTCCTGCTCTACACGCTGTCCTTGCTCAACCTTTTCTTGATCAACACGGCCAATAATCTTGGTGCGTACAGGGCCGGATGCTGGGAACATTTCGCCCATAGCCTGCGCTTGGAACCGCACAACCGCTTCTGTTAGTACGGGGTGGAACACGCCAGAAGCCCCTTGCCAAGGCTGTGTGCGTTCTTCAATTTTCATCCCAAGAAGATCCAACCCCTTGACATAGGCCCGCGCCCAATCCTTGCGGGACATGCGGTCAGATACAAAATCATCTACCAGTTCTGAGGCAAGCGCCTGTAAGTCAGCCTCTTCCATATACTCGGCAAGGTTAGCATCATGCTCAGGTCCAACAAGGTCATCGGTCACCTCACCGCTAAAGTCAAAGATCATGGCTTCGTCATCTGTCGCAATGGCTACTGCTTCAGGGTTGACGACTTCAACTTGAACCTCATCGGTGTCTTCAATGTCTAAGTCAGATGGGATCATTGGTTTTTCTACAGCCATGTCTCATAATTCCTAAAAGAAAGTTTTATATCTGCAATATAACATATATTGGTTTTAATTAGTAGTATTCTACAGGTCTTCGATAAACTGGCTCATCGTCCCATTCATCCATCGCGCTCCTGATCCATCCGCCTTGGCGAAATCTCAACATCGCCTGAGTAGTCGAGTCAACCAAGTCATCATGTTCTCCAGCCGGAAATGCCGCGCACTCCTCGATAACTTCTTCGGCCCACCGCGTTGGAGGGGCCCAAACCACACCGGATGCAAACAAATCAGTAACAGCATTTACCCTAGCAATCTTATCTTGTCCACGCGAAGGAGTAAATTCAGTTACAGGTATGCCCATCGCCCTCAGTTCAAAGATTAGCGGGGTACCTGCGGCCTTCGCTTCAACGATCATTTGATCAGGCTCAAACTCCCAATACTTATCGTATGCGGCTCGTTTAAGTTCTGGAAACTCTAGTTTCTCTTTGTATGCGTCTAAGAGTATTAGATTAGGAACACTCACGCCTTGTTCATTCGGATAATTAAAGATACCCCATGTTGTGCAAGCAGAATAGTCCGCTCGTTGCGTTTTAAGAAACGCTGTATCCCAACTTTGAATTATCGCTTCACACGGTGGCGGGCTTTCAGATTCCCACTCACGCCACCATTCTCGCTTGATGAGCGCACCCTCTTCTGATGTTGGATCCTGTTGGTACTGGGCAGACCATTTGGATATGGGCAGTTCTGCTTTCAGTGCCTCCAACTGATCTATAGGCCAGAACTCAGGCCACAGAGGATCCCCTGACGGCATAATTGCTGGCAACTCAATTATTTCCCAGTCATCGGCGCCCTGCCTTTGCGTGGCTGACTTAATGATTTGCCCTGTCAAATCTCTGACAGACCACCTTGTCATAACTACGATGATCGATCCGCCCGGCTGTAAACGCTGTCGCGGTCCTGATGTGTACCACTCGTAGACCTTGTCGTAGACTTCTGGGTTGTAAGCCCCCAATGCCGCCTCTTGTTCTGAGTGCGGGTCATCAATAATAAGAACGTCAGCACCTTTACCTGTGACAGCACCGCCAACACCAATAGCAAAGTAATCCCCTTTCTTGTTTGTATTCCAGCGCCCTGCCGCTTTTGAATCTGAAGACAATTCAATGCCGGGGAACACTAATTGGAAATCATCCTGATTAATTAAGTTACGCACCTTACGACCAAAGCCCACTGCTAGTTCTGCTGTGTGCGCGGTTTGAATAATCTTTTTTTCTGGGTATTGTCCAAGAAACCAAGCCGGGAAAAGGAATGATGCAAATTCTGACTTGGTGTGTCGTGGAGGCATGTTAATGATCAGGCGCTTTAACTCACCTCGTGCCACACGCTCAAAGGCATCCGCCATAATCTCATGGTGCCGCCCGGCAATAAAGGCAGGCCACATCATCTTTACAAAATCTAAAAAATTTAGCCGAGCCTTTTCCTTGTTCTTGGCTTCCTCGTATTGTTCGAGGAGATCAAGAAACTTTTCCTGCTCAGATAGCGGAAGGTTTTTGATTTTGTCTTGGACGGATTGTAACTGATTCATCGATGTGTGTATTAACTCCCGCTCTCTCACACTTATACGCCAGTGGCTTATAGCCCAGACTTGCCGCTACCGCCGCCATCTCATCTGTTCGCTTTATGCATTCTTCCATGGTTTTACTCGGCCCCCACTTATCTTTAAAGATAACACATGACTCTGGACTCAAAGCCAAGCAAGCATAAACCATGGCAGTAAACATTATTCAATCTGCAAACATCTGTTAACGATAACCGACTTCGCAATCTCCATTAAAAAAATAATCTCGGGGCCACTTTCCCCACTGGTGGCAACAAATAAATTGTTTTCCTTTGTCCAGCCTAACACAACGGCGCTGTCAAGCACAGACTCTTCAGCGATAGCCTTCAGCATATCGTCTGGGTCTATATCGCCAGCCTCGT